CATTCCAACAGGTAGAAAACAAAATTTCTACAATAGTATAGATAATACAGATTCTCAAGGATTGCTAGGTTCAGATTATAATAATGCAATTTCATTATTATCTAATACAGATGATTATAGATTTAATGTTATAGTTGCTCCTGGATTAATTAATGCTAATGGATCTACAGGTACTACTCAAATTACTAATATAGTTAATAACTCTATTTCTCGTGGAGATTCTATCGCAGTAATTGATTTAGTAAATTATAATGCACAAGTTACTACTGTAACAAACGCTGCTGCAGGATTTGATAGTTCATATGCCGCTACATACTGGCCTTGGTTACAAACAATAGACCCAAATACTGGAGAATTAGTATGGGTACCAGCTTCAACAATGATACCAGGAGTATTTGCTTATACAGATGCTTCAAGTGAACCATGGTTCGCACCAGCAGGTATTACAAGAGGTGGATTAGGACAAGTTACTAGAGCTGAAAGAAGATTATCTACAGCAAACCGTGATTTATTATATGAAGCTAATGTTAACCCAATTGCAACATTCCCAGGAAGTGGAGTTGTAGTATTTGGCCAGAAAACATTACAGAAAAGAGCTAGTGCTTTAGATAGAGTAAATGTACGTAGATTATTAATTGCTCTTAAAGGATACATTTCTCAAGTAGCTGATAATTTAGTATTTGAACAAAATACAATTGCTACAAGAAATAACTTCTTAACACAAGTTAACCCATATTTAGAGTCAGTACAACAAAGACAAGGATTATATGCTTTTAAAGTAGTAATGGATGATACAAATAACACTCCAGATGTGATAGATAGAAATGAATTAATTGGACAAATTTTCATTCAACCAACTAGAACAGCTGAGTTTATTATCCTAGACTTTAATGTATTACCAACAGGTGCTACATTTCCAGCATAAAAATTAAAAAATAGAATATTTATAATAGATAAAAAAACATATACAAAATGGCAGTATTAGATCCAAACGAAATATTTTTTACAGCTTTTGAACCAAAACAAAAGAACAGGTTCATTATGTACATTGATGGATTTCCATCTTATATAATGAAAGGTGTAGGAGCTGTAACTGTAGAACAAGGAACAGTACCTTTGAACCACATTAATGTTGAAAGATATGTAAAAGGTAAAACAAAATGGGGTACTATTGAATTTACATTATTTGATCCAATCACCCCATCTGGTGCCCAAGCAGTAATGGAATGGGTACGTTTACACCACGAATCAGTAACTGGTAGAGATGGTTATAGTGATTTCTATAAGAAAGACTTAACAATTAATGTACTAGGACCTGTAGGTGATATCGTTTCAGAATGGATTATCAAAGGAGCAATGATTACAAATGCTTCATTTGGGGATTTCAATTGGGATACTGAAAATGCTGCTCAAGAACTTACAATGACTGTACAACCAGATTATTGTATATTAAATTTCTAATACAACCAACCCTCACATACCTCAAAAAATTGCTTGGCTTCGGTCAAGCTTTTTTTTATCTTAATATTTATCAACGTAAAAACGTTTTAATTAAATAAAGATTATGAGTGAATTTAAATTCCCAACTGAAGAAGTTGAATTGCCATCAAAAGGATTAGTTTATCCTGAAGATAATCCTCTTTCAAGTGGTAAAGTTGAAATTAAATATATGACTGCTAAGGAAGAAGATATTTTATCTAACCAATCTTATATCCAAAAAGGTACAGTTTTAGATAAATTATTAGAATCTGTAATTATTTCTAAAATTAATATTAATGATTTAATTATAGGGGATAAAAATGCTTTACTAGTAGCTACTCGTATTTTAGGATATGGAAAAAAATATTCTTTTACTTATAATAGAAAGCAATATGATATAGATTTAACTGAATTAGAAAACAAACCATTTGATAAATCTTTAATTACTAAAGGTAAAAATGAGTTTTCTTTTACTCTTCCTAATAGTGGAACCCTTATTACCTATAAAATCCTTACAGGAAATGATGAGAAAAAAATAGAAAGAGAATTAGCTGGGCTTAAAAAACTTAATAAAGATAATGTTCCCCAACTTACTACTAGATTAAAGTATATTATTACATCTGTTGATGGTGAAACTGAAACTAAAAAAATTAGAGAATTTGTTGATGGGTATTTACTAGCTCGTGATTCCCGTGCTTTTAGAGAACATATGGCCCAAACCCAACCAGATGTTGATTTAACTTATGTCATTGACAGTGGAGAGGAGGTAAGTGTGCCCATTGGGCTTAACTTTTTTTGGCCTGACCTCTGAAATAGCATCCGAAGCTAGAGTTGGATTATTTAAACAAATCCACGAAATAATATTCCATGGGAAAGGTGGGTATGATTTTTATACCATATATAATATGCCTATTTGGTTACGAAAATATACTTACTCAGAAATTAAAAAGTGGTATGAACAAGAAGCAGATGCGGCAAAAGGCAAAACTTCTAAAAACGAAACTAACCTAATTAATCCAGATGGCTCTGTAAATACCCCAGAGTTTTTAAAAGCATCAAAACCATATAAGGGGAAAAGCAGCTATAAATAGTTGCTTTTTTTAATATTTATAACATATACATTTTTATATGGCCACATCTGACGAAATCAAAAAATTAAATGATCAAATACAACAACTTTCTAAAGAGTTGGGGAAAAAGTCTTTTAAAGTATTTGATAATAGTGAATTAAACGAAGCAAATACCGTATTAAGGAGTCTACGAAGTGAATTAAATGAAATGACATCCGATATAGGGGATATTGCTGCTGGGTTTAAAAATGTAGTCCAAGAAATGCAAAAAAGTAGTGTTCCTTTAGGAGATACTAAAAAATCATTTCGAAATTTATCTAAATTAGCTCAAGATCTTAAAAATGATCAAGAAGGAATTGAAAGATTAAATCAAAAACAACTTAAATCTCTTCAAGATAAAGTTCTAAAAGAAAGATCAAATTTAGAAACCTCTAAAAAGAATCTTCAAACAAAATACGATGAAAATACCGCAACAGATGCCGAACTTGCAGCATTAATTGAAATAACAGGAACATTAGAAGGAAATAATGCTTTGTATGAAGATTTAACTAATCAAGTCCAAGCTAGATTAGATAAAGAACTAGAAGTTCAAGAAGCACTTGGTGCAGGTCCTAAAATACTAGGAGCTATTGGAACACAATTAAAAAAATTAGGCCTTCCTGATTTTGGGTTAGAAAAAAGTTTACAAGAAACTGAAGATCTTTTAAGAGATGAAGAAGGAAGAGTAGATGCTCAAAAAGCCATATCTGTATTTAGTGGCAAATTTAAAGAAAATCTATTAAAATCCTTCACCCCAGCTAATATGATTGCTTTTGCAGTCAAATCATTATTAGAAGCGGTTGTTGGAGCGGATAAAGCTACTGCGGAATTAGCAAAAAGTATGAATACGTCATTTGAGGCCGCTAATAATCTAAGATCTGACTTGACTAATGTTGCAATGCTTTCTGGGGAAACTTTTGTTAATACAAAAGGTTTACAAGATTCTTTAGTATCTATTAACCAAACATTAGGTACTAATGTAATGCTTAATGAAGAAAATTTAGTTACTTTTACTAAATTAAGGGAACAAGCGGGTCTTACCAATGAAGAATTAATGGGGATCCAATCTATAGCAAATGCTACAGGGGGTGATTTAGAAAATATGACAGGAGAATTTTTAGCTCAAGCTAAAATAACTGCTACACAAAATGGAGCTATATTAAACGAAAAACAATTACTTTCAGAAGTAAATAAAATATCAGCAGCTACTACCTTATCATTAGGTAAAAACCCAAAAGCATTAGCGGAAGCATCAGCTACCGCAAAAGCATTTGGGATGGAAATGTCTAAAGTAGAAGCTATAGCTGGAAGTTTACTTGAGTTTGAATCCTCAATTGAATCCGAACTTGAAGCAGAATTATTATTAGGTAAAAATATTAATTTAGAAAAAGCTAGACAAGCAGCATTAAATAATGATTTAGCTACTGTAGCAAAAGAAATTGCAGATCAAGCAGGTTCGGCTGCAGAATTTGCTGAAATGAATAGAATCCAACAGGAAGCTTTAGCTAAATCTGTTGGTATGTCTAGAGAAGATTTAGCTCAAACTTTATATGTACAAGAACAAATAGCAGGAGTTAGTGAAGAAGAAGCTGAAAAAAGAGAAAAATTATTAAATCAAAGAATCCAAGAAGTTGGGTTAACTCAAGCACAAAATGAATTAGCCCAAGATGGTTTTGAAACACTAGAAAACCAGGCAGGTGTAGCTGATAGATTAGGGGCTATAACTGATAAAATTAAAGATGTTTTTGTTGCAATGAGCCCTGCAATTTTAGCCATAGGAGATGCTTTAACTTTAGTTTTTGACATCGTAAGTCCAATATTTTCTGTTATTGGATTTATAGGAGATTTATTTAGTGGAATAGGGGAAAAAATTGGTAATTTAATAGGTCCTTTAGGAGTAGTAGGAAAAATATTAAAAGGATTAGCTAGTCTAGCCATTGTATTTGCAGCATATAAAGCATATGCTTCATTAGCAACCCTCCCCATAGTAGGAGTACCTTTAGGAATTGCTGCTGCCGCCGCTGTAACATCTGCAGGATTTGGTTTATTAAAAGCTATAAAAACAGGAGATATGCTTTCTGAAGCAAAGGGTAAAACTATGGTTTCTCCTAAAGAAGGAGGGCTATTTGAACTTTCTCCTAATGATGACTTAGTTGCCGCTCCTGGAGCAGCCCAAGCAATTAGAAATGCTTCCCAAAATAATAACCAAACTACTAATCAAGTAGTAATGGAAAATAAAGAAGCTAAAGAAACAAACGAATTATTACGTCAAATTTTAACTAAACAAGGAACAGTAACTATGGATTCTACTGAAGTAGGTACTGCATTTGCTATGAGTTCATATCAAGTTCAATAATCTAATATTTATAATAAAACAAAAATTATGAGTTTATTAAATAAATTACAACAACAAGGTTCAGATCTATCAAGTTTAAACGGAGGAACTCCTGCAATCCCAAATTTTGCAGATTCAAAAGTACATGATACTTATTCAATTAATGGTAACCCTAGCAGAACAGGAAAACCAGCTCCTTCAAATTTAGATTTAGATGGTATAACACCATCTAAGTATTCTGATAACTTACCTTCATAAATTAAAATATGGGTCTAGTTAATTTAACAACTAATCTTAAATCCTTAAGATATGGTAAGGATAGATTAGGCGGGGGTAGTAGTAATCAACCCTACGTCAAATCTTCTATACCTTCGGGAGATAATGTTGGTAGAACTGGAGGACCCGATTTTTTACTAAGAGGAGGAACACTAACCCCAGGCAGAATTATTGAAGATGGGTCTCGTTTAGCCCAAATGTTTTTTGATTTAAAATCCCCTAATGGATTATTATTTACAGCTAAACAAAATATTCTGTCAAGAAGTGCTGTTGCTACACAAGCTAGTGGTAATGCTTTAAATGAAGGTATTTACTTGCCAACTTCTACACTTTTAGCTGCTGCTGGTACCCCACTTGGACTTCATTTAAATAAACAAGGTTTAGACCCAACTAAACGAACAGGACCAGATGCAGGTCAAAATGGTTTATTTGATTTATTAAATATTAAAGATCCTTTAGGATTACCTGTTTATAGTGAGTTTGTATCTATTAGACAACCTAAAAATGCTAATAGATTATTAGATTTTACCACAAGTAAAATTAACACAGATACTCAGGGAGTAAATGTGTTATATGAATACAATGGAGGACCTGGATCTATAGTAGGTGTGGGTAAAACCCAAATAAAATTATCAAGTGAAAGAACAGGAGAAAATAATCCTGAATTACGAAATATAGGATTTTTTGCTAATACCGGTAATGGATTTAGGAATTACCAAACTTTATTCCCAAATTTTAGACCTATAAAATACCAGGGGTTAAGTATATTTAATAATCCTAATAGTGTAAGCCAATTATATAGTTCATTAACTGCAACCGATTTATTTGTAGGAAATGGTTCCCTTTACTTTGATAATTCTGGAAATGAACAAGATGGCTTAAGAAGATTTAATTTAAGTGTTTATAATCAAGGGACACTTACAACTCCATCATCAATCTATAATGAGCAAAAAATAGATGCTTTTACCCAACAACAAATTATAGATAAAGAATCAAGTAAAGATAATCCTTCATCTTCAAAACCTGATTTTAGAAAAACTTTTGCACCCAATGGAAACGAAAGGATACCAAATAGTTTACCTTATACTCAATTTAATATTGAACAAAGAGTTAATTTAGGGAACCCGGGTACAACAGCAGGTAAAGATAAATCAAGTTATGTAAAAGGAACAGGTAAGATATTAGATAAAATAAACGGTTTTCCTTTATATAAAAGTAGCAATGTTACTAATAATAGAACTAAAAATGATTTAGTTAAATTTAGAATTGGAGTAATAGATAATGAAGATCCATCTAAAAAAACCTATATTCATTTTAGAGCATTTATTAGTGGTATGAGTGATTCATACACTGCAGATTGGCAAGGAGAAAAATTTATGGGTAGAGGTGAAAAACTTTATAGATATAGTGGATTTGATAGACAAATTTCATTATCTTGGAAAGTAGCAGCTCAATCAAAGCAAGAGTTAATTCCAATGTATCAAAAACTAAATTATCTTGCTTCAGTTTGTGCTCCTGATTATTCTAAAACAGGATACATGAGAGGTAATTTAATCACTTTAACTGTAGGAGGTTACTTATATGAACAAACAGGCATAATGACGGGAATTACTTATACAGTACCAGATGAATCTCCTTGGGAAATAGCAATCCCAGATAATTCTAATATTTCATTTAATCAAAATGGAACTAATAGAATAGCAACTGATTCATCTGTTAAAGAAATGCCTCATATAATAGAAGTATCAGGATTTAATTTTATCCCAATCCATGATTTTGTACCAAGAGTACAACAAAACTTATTTAGTGAAAATGGATCATTTGGGTATGGTGATAATAATGGAACAGGTAATATACTTACAGGACATGGTGCAGAAAGATATATAGCATTAAAAAATGGATATAGTGAAAATTATAAAGGAGCAGGAGCAAGTGGTAACATATATGTAGAGGAATCCCAAGAAATTTTAGAAGCAGAAGTAGCAGATC